CAGGAATACCAGCATCGAGCAAGCCATCTAAGAGTCCACCTAGACCAAGTGGATCCAGTCCTATTTTGTCGAGCTTGCCCGAATCGAAGCATTTCTTTGCAATGGCCGCCAACTGATCTATGTCATCACCGATACGCTCAACAATGGTCAGACTTTTTTCCTTTTCATAATCAGCGTACTTTGGCGCATTCTCTTTGCGTCTCTCGACTGCAGTTTTATTACACCAGGCATGATTCCAAAGCCACCATTTACGGCTTTTGTTATGCCGACCCAGTACAGCGAAACCGAGTAAATCATCCAGACCACCACCATCAATCCCACAGGTAATTACATCAGATTGCTCAATGAGTTTGTCCAAGGTGAATTTTTTAGATTGCTGCAGCCAGTATTCAGCACCAGCCCAACGGTTGGCTCTAAGATTAATACCAATCTCAACATTGAGTCGCTTGGCTAAAAAATCCCTAAAGTCGGATTCTTCACCATCGCGTGATTGCTCAAAGTCATCTTCAAGCTGAACCGGATCGACCGAGGTGCCATAGTTTGGATTGGGTATATGGAAGTTCTCTTTTTTAAGATGCTCCCCATCCTCAATCATCTGCTTTGGGAACTCGTAAATCAGAGGTAGAAACTTGTTGTTCTGCTTAATCCCATCCCGAACATCGCGGGCGTAATCTAGTTTTTGCTTAAATACACCGCACGGCTGCTCATTAGCCTGAGTTGTCAGGTAGATAATGCAGCCTTCTGGGCGTGATGCCAGACCACCAGTTGCTTCACGAAACATACTGGCCGCACCAGCGTTCTTTTGGAACAAGTGCAATTCGTCAATCAGAATCCATGAAGCCTTTTTACCACCCACTGTATTTGATTCAGCAGCAACCACCTTTAGGGTGGCGTTTGTGGATCGGTGTGTAATTGTTTTGGTGTGCTCAGAGATATTAAGCAATGCACTTAATTCTTCATCTGCTTTAATCGCATCCCTGATTGGAATAAAACTGTTGTCTGCAACCTCTTTTGTGGGCGCAAGGATAATCAACTCAGCAGATCCGCGGTCATTCATGATCAGCGCTGTCAACATAATGAATGCAGCCAGTGTTGATTTAGAGTTTTTCTTTGGAATCAGGAGGAAGAATTCACGGATTAATCGCCGGCTCTCATCTTCACTATAAGCACCAAAGATTGAAGCCACGAATTCGAATACCCAGGGTCGAGTAATTTCACCCATAGTTGGCTGACCAATCACATCAGTCACAACTAGACTCTTGAAAACATCCAAGGCCATTTCCGCTTCTTCTGGGAATAATGGCTTGCACGGCATGAGTGACTGCCCTTTTTTAATTTTTTCATCCCAATCGGGACACGCTGTGGACCAATTGAGTGATGTCATATTTCAACCTAACTGTAATTTGCTTTTCTTGCTGATCGAGTAGCGTATTTACCGCCACCAGTTGCAGCAGCCTTGGCGTCATCTGCCTGAGATTCTTTCTTACCTTTTTCAGCAACCTTGCCATGAAAATATGGAAGGGCTGCTTTTGCCGCATCCATTCGCATCTTCATATCTTCAACCGGATCAGTCCAAATCTCTTCTAAAAATTTGAGCGGGTCAGCACGACTACCAGCAGTTTCAATGTCTTTTTTGGTAATAATTGGCTTCGGATCAGGTTTAACGTCAGCTTTAACCTCGGTGTTAATCTTGAGCCTTTCAATGTGTGCAATCACATCAGGATCTTTAGCTAATCTCGATCCGGCTTGTGACGCTGATTCAGGACTGTAACCCGCGAATATAGCGGCTTGCCTGTTATCTGCACCATCATGTTTAGATTGGGCAAATGCCTTCTTTTTTGCTGTTAAAGCCATGTGCCCTCCTTTAACATATTTGTGAAATGGGAAATTTTTTTATAAGTGAGATGGTGGGTGGTGTCCGCTAGATCAGGGCTTCAAACTTTTTGACTCCCCCCCACCTGTCTGAGCATCAAGCAACGACCGATATTTCTTTACCATCTCTAGTTCTTCGCTTCGCCACTCTTCCCATGAGTCATCTGCAAGAACGTGCCTCAACCAGTCTGGATGCTCTTTGGATTCAATTGGTTTATGAGTACAGCAAATGATGCCATCATCCTCATCGTGCGCCTTCTCTTCGCGTGAATCGATACCCAATTGCTTGAGTTCCTCATCACTCATGCTTTCAAGCTCATCTTGATGGATCAACTGGTACTTATGTTCTTCGCAGTAGAAGCCACCACAACTAGCTGTATGGTCCTGGTTATCACAACACACATAACCCATGCCGCGATCTATCTCATTCTTGCAGTCAGGATGGTCACAATATGCTGGTACACCGTAACCTTGCCAGCGGTCATTCTTACTACTGAAGTAAACTGAATAACCCATCACACACCTCTAGATTCCTGACTGGTTTTCTTCTTATGGCACGGCACACACAACGACTGAAGGTTTACTTCATCATCCGTACCACCTTGAGCCACATTAACGATATGGTCTAGCTCAAGCTCCATGGTTACTCGGCCACATGAACAGCATGTCCATTCATCACGTAAATGAATCTTCTGCTTAAGTCTGCGCCATGGTCTACCACCACGACCCTGACCCCAATTGTTCTTAGGCGGTCTCGGTGCCTTCGGTGTCATCGCCTGTAGTTTGCTTTGCAGTCTGGGTAGTTTCATCACTAATCTCGATTACAACATTGCCGTGTAGAACTTCAGTCTCAATATCGTCACGCTTCCGATTGATCACAAACACACCATCAACCCTCTTGAATCGCTTGATGTATCCCTCTTCCTCATCAGCAACGACCACATCCCGAACATACTCACCATTAAGCTTGACTTTAACCTTGCCAAGCAACCCACGATCTATAGCTTCATCTACTGTTAGTTTCATGCTTGCCCTTCCTTAATGCGAACCAACCCAATAGATTTAAGTTGCTCATCACTCATCTGTTCAAGTTTCACACCTGGACAAAGAACCACAGCCTTAGACTCACAAAACTCTGGCCATTGTTCCTTGATAGCCTCCGCAATCTCAGGAGTAATAGGTCTTTCTGTTCTCAGTACATTGATTGCTGCATCTGGTGATAAAGGCTCAACTATGAAATTAATAACGATTGGGCGCTTTAACCATTTCTTAATTAGCTCAAACATAACCATCAATCCAAATAAGGTGACTTCTTCTTAGGCTGTTCATCCTCATCACCTTCCAATTGAATTAATAACTCATTGATCTGAGCATTCTGTTCATTGTTGATCTGGATGACTTGGGCCACTTGGTTTATTAACTGGTTGTTCTGTTCGAGCAGCTTTAGAAGTGAGTCGTTCGATACACAACCGCATTCTTTCTTTTGATCGCTCATATTGTTCTTTCATCCATTTGCGTCTTGCTTCACAGCCTTGGCATGTCATTAACCTACTCCTGATAACACCACTTCAAATCATCCGGCACAGTTAAATGCACACCCAACTGAGTCACAGCAAAGTCATGTATGTAATTCAAATACTCGGTCATTTGTTTAACGCTTAATTTGGTTGTGCTGCAAAGCCTGATGACCTGCTCTGCAATCACTCGGTATTCTTCACATTCATTCTGCTTAAGCATTGCAATCGCATTACAGGTCTCAGCAAACTCTTGATCATCACGACGATAGATATAAATCAGAAAGCGCTTCTTAAACTCATAATGCAGTGAATCTTTATCCTGACCGGTCTTTCTCTCGATCTGACCTAACCACATCCACATGAGCCTATTCTGTGCTGTCGATCTATCATCCTGCTTCTGATCAATCACCACTCTTAATGGCTTACCCTCATTAATCGCTTGAGTGTAGTGGGTATGCATGTAGTTAATGGCTTTGGTGATGTCGGCATGCGACTGGATAGGAAACACGGCTTTTTGCATTTCCTGCCCTCCGTGCTGCTTAAAATAATGTGATGCGCTTCACCAATACATCGTTGTATGCATCCATGTGCTTTTGCTGCTCTTGAAGCAATGCCCATTGTTCGTCATCAATAAAACTTGGCTGACCTTTATCTAAGAAGTTTTCTAGTGCATCAAGCTTTGTGTGCAGTTCGCGCTGTTCAAGTCGAACGCGATCTTGTGGTGTTTGAGATTGATGATATGACTTTTCAAATACATCACGCGGCGACCAAGAGATATAGCCAGCATGACGCTCATCGTTTGGCTTGCCACCATCCACATATTCAACCAGATAACCTTGTTCGCCTGGATCTTCATTTTCCGGAATCTGCCAACCGCGATATTTATTGTATTCGCCGCGCGTCATGGTTGTGGCTAAGACTGATTTGGTTCCGATATATGCACACAATGCATGCGCTAATAGTTTTTTTGACATTTTCTTCTCACATAAAAAAAAGAGCCACATGGCTCAGTTAAAAAATCTCTTTGTCTGTTTGATTCAACATCCGATCCACTTTCACCAGCCACTGATCAAACATGGCTTCACTCTCTGCCCGATTGCCCAATTGGAAAGTATCGAACTGGAAATGGCAGGAATGGCACATGGGAATGGTTTTGCTATCATCGGCCTTGATTCCGCCCTTGCCCGGAATGGGCGCAAAGCAAGCGATGACGCCAAGGCTGTGCAGCACCAACTGGCGGTGGGAATAGGTCACCCCCTTTGGGTCGCCCGTGGTGCCTGTGGTGTAAAACAGCGTCGCACGGGTGGATTCTGAGAAGGTGGGAAAGGCAAAGCTGGCATCGCCAGCGGACAACAACGCCTCATAGGTGCCCGCAAAGCCCTGCGGCAGGGCGGCGGGCGTGTCTGAG